GTTCAGTAGTAACATCTTCACCATTTCGTGTTTCTGTTCCTACACTAACATCTGCTTCAATTGGATTTCCTTCTTTGTCCTCGCTAGTATAACTAAGTAATCCACTTAACACACCTAGTCGACCTAGACCAAACTTCCCTTCAAATTCAGGAACTGGCTTGTGTAATTTACCTATCAATACAACAGTACGGTCATCATCCATTGCATCAATAGTTGTACTTTCATTGTCGGTTGTCACTTTTGCCGCTTGGATGATTCCAAGAGAATGTGTATGTTTAACAATGTCCTTTAAAATATCACGCATTTTCGCTCCTTTTATTTAATTATTAGATTAATTATAACATAAATCTGACCATCTTGTCAACTATAAATCGAAAAGATTATCAAATGTTTCTGATGCATTTGCATCACTCATATCCCAATCTAATACTCCAATTAGATTTTCCAACTTCTTATCAACAATCGTCTGTTCCATCAATTCGTGGTCAAATGGCAAATCCTGAAACCATTGGGGGATCTTTGTTGCATCAACTGGGTATGCAACACTTTTCAGTTTGAATGTGTTTGGCTTTAGTTTACATATAATACACTTCATGCCATCTACAATTTCTACTGCATATCGGTCTTGATTGAGTTCTCGTAACATATTCCAGTTCAATGCCGCGGCAACATGCCCAGGCAAGTGAACTTTATCTCTTTTAGATTTGTCACCACCCATATTCATATCTCTTGTTAATGCCTTCTTGGCGGCACTCACTCTATTCTTATAAGAAGTCAAGTTGTTTACACGAGTCTGTGAACCTTTTTCCCACCCTGGTTTTGACCTAAACTCTTTCTTAAACTCTTTAACCATCTCAATGACATCTTCTTGTGTGCCATCAGTTAAAACTGTCAGTAAAACTTCACTTAAAAAGTTTTGCATATATGCTGGAGTATCACTTCTCTTTATGTCAATACCCATTACTTTGACTTTACCCGGTGAACCATCTACGTCCCGGCGAACACCATCGTCATCATACATAAGCAATGCGTATCGTTTCTTCTTAATGAAGATACCCATAGTCGAACAATTCTCACGACCTGCAACAATAATCTCGCCCTCTTTTCTAGGAACATTAAAGAATGTTTTCATAAACTCTGGAAAACTAACATTGACTTGGTTCGTGACTTCATCGTATAATGTTAATACTTTATCTTTATCCCATTCAATAGTGCCATCATCAATCTCTTGTTTGTAAACAGGATACATAGAATAATAGATAGAGTCTGTGTCACCATATATAACTGCTGGTCCCTTATAGTCATATTTGCCAACGATTACTTCATTACATTTTGCGCCCATATGTCTTGTTATACAACGACCCGTGAGAGTTGTTGATTGTCCGATGCGTTTATCGTAAAAACGACATCCTTGATTTAACAATGCGCCATACAATGAGTTCAAGTTAATCTTTTTAACTAACTGTCGCTTATCCCAGTGTGATATTTCATCTGTATCGTTTCTTTTAATCGCCTCTTTCTTTTTCTTTTGCATCACTTGTCGTTCTGCATACCATCGTTCTAGTAAACTAGGAATGATTCCTTGAATATCTTGTTTAAATATAGTACCATTAGCCGTGAGAGTCCAATTCAAATCACTATTGAATATTAAATCATATGCTTCAGCACCAGAAAGTTCTTGAGTTGTCTTAAGTTCTTCAAACGGTGAATCTTCAAGCACTAAAGTAATATTACTTGCCTTGTTCTTTTCATTTACTAGACGAAATTCTTCTGAACTAAAAGTTTCATCCCATGCTTGGGCGGCACCATATGTTTTTGCCCCTGTTTTTCTTCCTTCTTTTATTCTATCACCAATCATTTTTTCAGTTATGTCTGGTCTTAATTGACCAGCAATAGTTTCGGGTGACATATTCATTGCTCGGATAACTGAAGGATAAAGAGAGTTGATATCAATACCTGCTACCCATCGTTGTAATCCTGCTTTTGGTACTGCCACATATGCACCTGCGGCCTTTTGTAACTCGATTTCATAGAGTTCTTCATCTGTATAATCTACATCATCATCTGACCAAGTACGTGACTTTCTATCAGGAACAACCATGCCACGTCTATGGGCTTCGTTGATAATTGCTTGTTCTGTAACAGCAACCGCACCCATTGTGGTTTTGATGTTAACTGTATTGTCGTGTGCAATCTCATTTGCTAGTTCAATGAATCTTAATTTCTTATCAATCTTATCAAGTAATGCAACGTCTTGTCTGTTGTATTCTACAAATTTATAAAAATCATTATTATATAACTGGTCTAATGTTCCATCATATGCAACTTTCTTTTCACCAACTTCGTGGTCACCAATTGTATCAAGTGCGTATGAATGCATTTCGTGATATGTATATTTACGATAGAGTTCTAGATAATCAAGATGAATTCGTCCAAATAAATCAAATGTCTTTTGCTTCTTGCCATACTTGACAACTTCACGAGTTTTAGGTTCCAAATTCCACAGACACAACTTACGTGTATGTGATGCACTTAATACCTGCGTAATTCTGTTAACAGTATAAGGAATATCATAACCCTCAGAGTTCCAACCAGTTAAAACATCAGCATCTTCAATGACATCTAAAAAATCATTAAGCATGTCTGCTTCACTCAAATACAATTGCGTGTTTTCAAATTGCTCACAAATTCGTTCTGCTTCTTTAAGACCCTCACCGCTTCTCATTGACTTGGGTGGAATAACAAGAGTTACGAGTAAATCAATCCACTGAAGATGGACAGATATGGCTGTAATCGGCATGAACGGGTCACTAGGGTCAGCAAACCCTCGACTTGCATCGAAGTCTGTTTCAATATCAAAGAAGGCAGTATTTAGAGTTGGCGAATCAATTCCATTGTAATTCTCACTCAAACACTTTACTTCTGGCTTCATATCACTTTCGTAAAATGTTTTACCAGTATTTATTTTTCGTTCTTTGTGTAAGTCTTTAAGACGTTTACATTTGATTTGTCGTACTTTGTCACCATGAATACTTATATGGTCACCGCGTGGGTCTTTCACATAGAAAGTACGCCACGCAGGATAATCATTGTAAACTCGTTTACCCTTAATTCGTTCTACAACTTGAACAATATCTTTATCTTTATTGTAGAATGCATCTACATAACTCAAAGAGTTCGTCCAACAGTTTCGAGAATAGTTTCCATATCTTCGAAGTCTGCTCGTGTTTCAGTTAGTTTGGCCTTATGTGCTACCGAGATTGCTTTGGTTAATACTGATGGTTTTACATCTATTTCCTCGGCAATTGCTCTTACAGTATCACGTAATCCACCTTTAAGGTCATCTACTTCTTGTAAAACAAGGCAACCCTCATTTACTAACTGTATGAGTCTGGCCTTTTCTTCTGTATTAATTGCGTCAATTGACATATAAATCTCCTATAAGTTGGACAATAAAAAAGAGTGATTACTCACTCTTTATATATTAACATAACTGACTCAAAAAGTCAATAGGAATCTATGATTATTTAGAATTCGCTTTATCCATTGCTTCTTTCATCATTTCTATAGATTTGTCTTCAGGAGAATATTTTGATGCACTAAGTGGATTACCGAAGCCAGAACTTGTTGCCATTTTTGATAGCATTCCACCACCCACTTTTGCAGCCCTACCCACAGCGTTCATTCCACTTTTAATGTTAGCGGCTCTGTCAGCGGCTTTTACATCTTTACTTGCTTGTGCTAGTTGTCTCTCAAGTTCTTTTTCATCATCTTTGCCATCACCATCTTTGTCTTTATTATTGTCATCATCATCTTTCTTTTTCATATTTGTAATCATCTTGCCTTGTGGACTATTTGCGTCATGCTCTTTGCCTAACTTGTCTTTCACCATATTTCCTATAGCATTTGCTTTAACAACATTACCTGCCACTCTTGCCGCACCACTACCTGCCACTTTTGCTACTCCACCAACAACTGCTCTACCAATAGCAGGCACAAACGCCCACTCATCTAAACGACCTTCATGAATCGCTTCATTAAGTTTGCTAAATGCGAAGTTTGATAGTTTGAGCATACCTTCTTTAGTTCTTAACATATTATCAACTTTTTCTTGAGTTTCTGGCTTAAGTGCATCATACACTGCCGAGACTGCTGATGCTGTATATAAATCTACTTTCATCTTGCCATCGTCAAATTTTACTTGCATGTTTTGTTTGTCTGCTACAATCTTTTTAATCGTATCAATTGCTTTATTGCTACTCTTTGGTCTTGCACTCACCATCTTTATAAAGTCATCTCTGTCTTTAATTGCGGCTGCATCTGCATCTGTGGCTTCTTTTACTTTCTTACTAAATTCGTTTTCACTTTTCAATTGAGTCTCTTGTATTTCTATTTTACTAGGATCAAATTCCATTGCACTAATGTCGTAATATCTGTTTAACAATTCAAAAATCTGGTCTTCTATAGTTGACTTAGGATTAACAATTATGTTTCCGCCAATGTCTCC